AACTTTCCACCAACCCCTATACCGAGGTCTTCATTATGCGAATCGCTGCGTTACTTGCTGCGTCCGCGCTTCACGCGGGCGTTGCCGACATGACTGTAATTGAGCTTGACACCGCCCGCATCGAGGCCGTGGGGGTCACCGTAAAAGTAACCCCCGTTGCTGGCAAATGGCTCATCCAAATTCAGCCCCGTTAACCCCTAGCACGACGACCAGGGAAGCCGCTCCACCGTAACGGGTGGGGCGGCTTTTTCTCGTTTACGGGTGCTATATAGCGGTTTGTTTTTGCTGCGTGCGGTTTAGTCTTGACCGGCGCGGCTAGCTGGGTTACCTTTGGTTTGTGAGCAACACAGGAAACACACAAGAGCAGCGGAAGGCGGTACAAATTACGATACTGCCAAGCGTTCACGCGTCCATCATCACGCGGGCTAAAGAGCTTGGCGTGCACCCTGGGCGGCTGATTGAGTGGGCTTGGGGTGTTGCAAGCAAGCGCAAACCGCAGACGGAACGCGCTAAGTAAATAGACCACGCAAGCCGACGCGGGACGAAAGAGGGAGCAAATACTATGCAGAAGATGTCAGACAGTCAGCGCCTTGACGCTCGAATCAAGGCACGAAAAGCCGTTTTGGAGAACGTGGCGAGCTTCCATCGTTTTTGGCACGAAAAGAGGTATCTGGCGATGGGCGATGAGAAGCTGTCACTGCCTGAGTACCTTTCCGCGTGCGTGCAGGACGTGGAAGTGTTTTTGTCGCTTGAATGGCAGCGCGATATAGAAGCGCGCATAGAGGCATCACAGCGGCTAGAGGCCGAGTTCAATCGAGCATCGGCGCTCTAGCCGTAACCACACACCAACAACCGCCCAATACCGACGGGCGCACAAAGGAGAGGGAGTAACTATGACGACCTACGAGGCCAAGATGGGTGTGCCATTGCCAGGAATACGCCCGGCTAACGGAGCGCAAAAAGGTGCCTTACGCCTAGCGGTAGAGGCTTTGCCACTGGGCGGAATGATTGAGGCGAAGGACACGGCATCCAACCGCAACCTAGCGTCAATTGCAGGGAAGAAGAGCCAGCGCACGTTTACCGTGCGGAAGGTGTCAGACGGCCGACTTGGCATCTGGAGGACCGCATGAGCCTCGGAGCCGACCGATATCCATCAAACGCCGCCGCGCTGCCATTGCCAGCCGGCGCGAAACGCGCGGGGGAACTGAACGACCGCTTGATGAAGCAAATGGACGCCGGTCCGGCGTATCACGACCTCTGGACGCGGGCCATTCGCGCCAACGATCGCGGCGACTTTGACGCGGTTGAGGTGCTACTGGAAGAGGCGCGCGTCATGGTTCAGGATAACGGAGGCGCACTGTGAAGCCGAACGCCGACGAACTCAAGGCCGCTCGCTGCGGTGACTATTGGGGCGCGCTGCGGTCGATGCACCGCTGCACCGGGCAGGGCTGGGAAGCAGTGATTGCCGCGTTTTTGGCGGCTGGCGGTGCCGCATGATCGGCTGGGGCGGCGGGCCGGAAGACTTGCGGACGCTTCAGCGGCGCTCGGATTGGATTGCGGCGGCGGCCGCGCTGGTGTGGGTGGTGGCTTGGGCGGTGACGCGATGAGCCGGCGCCGCGACGATACGCCGGAGGCTCTCATGCTCTCGCTCTGGCTGTGCGTTGCGCTGGCGATTGGCTCGTGGGTTTTGGAGGTGCTGGCATGGTGAGAGATCCACGAATCGACCCGCAGGCGGGCGACATCACCACTTTTAGCGGGGAGGGTGCTACAAGCATCTATCACGTAACGAAGCGTGACGGGCTACTGGTGTATTACCTACAGACGACCAACGGGACGACCGAGCAGCACGACACGTACATCGAGGACTGGATTGATGGATCACAGGAAGACGAGGTTATGCATGTCGCAGGCTGACGCCAAATTCATCAACACCCCCCGCTTCGACGCGCTGGCGGCTCATGTGCCGGCAGTCTCGCAAGACCCAGCGCAACGGCAAGGCTTTATCGGCGGCACCGATGTCGCGCATGTGCTCGGCCTGGAGCCCTACGGCTGCGCGCGGCGGCTGTGGTACCAGAAGACCGGGGCGCCGCCTGATAGGGAATTCCGGCTCTCTGAGCCTATCATCATCGGGCAGGCGCTTGAATCGTATGTGGCCGACCTTGTGGCGGAGAAAACCGGGTGGAATATCCGCCGCAAGAAAGCCAGCGCGAACGGCCACGAATTACAGCGCGTTGACCGTGAAATAGTCGGCCACGAGCGCGGGCCTGGAGTCTTGGAAATCAAGACCACGAGTGACCGCAATTATTGGTCCTGGAAGCGGAAGGACGGCACGGGCGTGCCGCTTGGGTACCTTCTCCAGCTCCAATGGTATCTCCACGTGTTGAAGCGCAAATGGGGTGCGTTAGCTGCGTTCAACCGCGAAACAGGGCAACTCGACATCTACGAATTCGACGCAAAGCCAGCGCTAATGGCCAGCGTCGCCGAAAAGGTTGATTGGTTCATGACGCACCACGTAGACCAGCACGTCGCGCCCGCATGGCTGGAAGAGCGCGACGGGCGCTGCGAGTCTTGCCAATGGGAGCCTAGCTGCCAACTCGACGAGTGGTCCGCGGTGAGCGATCAGGGGTTGGTGCAGATCGAAGGGCTTGCGCCGCTGGTGGCGGAGTACCAGCGGGCGAAGGATCTTATCAAGCGGGCGGAGAAAATGGCCGACGTTCTCCGCACAGGCGACGAGTCCGCCGAGGACGAAGCCCACCGGCTCGGGATTGATGCGCTGATTGGCGTCAACGAGCAGGCGCGGGCATCGGCTGACGAGCGGGTGTTATTTCGGGTGGTGGAGACTTCTCGGGTTGATGCCGACGCGCTGAAGACGAAGTACCCGGACGTGTATGCGGACGTATTGAAGCGGTCAATTTCGAGGCCGTTGCGAATTTTCAAAATCAAGGGAGCAAAGTAATGAGTACGCAGCAAGTGACGCCGGAGCAAGCACCGGCACAGACGATGGGGCAGAAGTCGGTCCTGGACGACATCATTGAGAACCAGGCGGCGCGGGCGCAAGCCGAAGGCGCGAAGGCGGACCAGTTGACGGCCAAGATTTACGCCAACGACCCGAACGCCTACGCCATCGCCATGGGCCGCGATTTGGGCCTCAATGCGGCGCTGGCGCTGCAAAACATCCACATTATCGGCGGCAAGCCCGCGCTGGGGGCAGGGGCGCGGGCGATGTTCCTGGCGCAAGCGGGCTACTCCTGGCGCCCGGTGGTCCACACGGAAAAGCAATGCACGCTGCGCTTCTACTTCCGTGGCGACGGCATGACGGACGTTGACGGAAAGCCGCTGGATGTCACGATCACGATGGAGGACGCGGAGCGCGCTGGGTGGGTCCAAAACTCGCGCGGGAGTGGCAAGGTCGGCAACTACGACAAGATCCCCAAGAACATGCTCTTTGCCCGCGTGATCTCGAATTTCCACCGCTGGTACGCGCCGCACGTTGTCGGTGCGCAGGTCTATGACGTTGGCGAGGTGACGATGGAAAACGTGATTGCGGCGACGGAAAGCAAATCCGCCAGCAAGCTCGACGCGCTGGAAGCCGAACTGTTGACGGCGACGGCGGAAAAGGCGGCGGCGAATGTTTGAGCATGGAGCGTGGTACACGGGCGCTATCACCGCCGTGGACTACATCAAATCCGAAAAGAAGGGCACGCCGGGCCTTCAGATCACCGTGGAGGTGTCAGACCGTGGCTCTATCACGGGCGTCTGGTGGCTTACTGGCTCACTGGTCAATAATCCCGACGACAAGGCGGCAAGCAAGGTGCCGCAATGGGAGGCGGCGCAGATCCGCTGCAAGCAGTTTGGGTGCAATCAGGACGGATTGGTCCACCCGGAAACGTGGCTTCTGCACATTCAAACGACGCTAATCGGCCAGCAGGCGTCGGTCATGGCGGACGTCAATAACTACGGCGACACGTCCGCGCAGGTGGTTTGCAAGCCGAAGGCGGGCGGAGGCGGCGGTGGGTTTTCGCGGGCGTCGGCTGCGGCGTCACCGTTCGCGGCGCGGCCAGCCAACTCGGACCCGTTCGCGGTCAGTGACGAAGACCTGCCCTTCTGATCCCAGCGGGCAACCGCCCGCGGCCTGCCGTTCCAAATAAGCGCACGATCTCGGAAATCAGCGCGGGACGGCAGACCGGGGGCGAAAAGCTCCCGGAAAAGAGGTAGTCCGTCACGAACCACTGAAAACCTGTTGGATGGATTTGAATTCTAGGCTGGCCGGGGAGACACTGGCCAGCCGAAAACAAAGGAGAGATATGCCACGCGAAACATGCCATTGCGGAGAGTGCCAACGGTGCCACCACCGCGCGTACATGGCCGCGTGGCGCTGGCGGGGGATCCGCGGGCAGCTGCCAGCAGCATGGGCGGCGCAAGCGCGGACGGAAGCCTGGCAGTTGCAACGCTACATCTGCCCACTGGCAGAGATAGCGAAGTACCAATTTGGCCGCAAAACGAAGCGGCCGGCGGCGGAATAGGAGAGGGACATGGAAATAGCAACGATTGGACTGTTTTTGCTGGGCGGCGGCGCCTACCTGCGCTGGAAGCCAACGCGGGCGCAGGTGTGGAACTGGATCGCGGCATGGGCGGCGGCGAATCGTGACGCGGCGATTACGCGGGAAGTGCGAAAGCGCGAGTATTTGGCGGCGGAGGTGGCGTGATGGAGCATAGCGCGGAGTGGTTGCGGGGGGCGGCCCACGCAGCGGCGGAATGCAAGCAATTTAAGTCCGCTGGCAGGTACCAAATGCTCCTCGCCGAAGCCGAAGCCCGCGAGGCACTACAGGGCAGCAAAGAAAAGATAGCGCTGTCACACATCTACGAAA